GTCTACGGGTCTTTTCGACTCAAAAAACGACACCCCCCCCATTGGAAGTCAAGCCCAGCCCCATGGTTTTCTCGAAATTCGCACTATCTATCCTGCGCCGCTGTGGCGCTCTCTGGCGAGTTTTAAGAGCAGGGGCCTATAATCTAACACTCTTTTGCCTTTCGCTCGTTGGTGGTGCATTCTGGCTCGACCTGTGACATCTGATGTGGATCTCCTAATTGCCGTGACATTCTTTCGTTCTGTCGTCGTCTTTCGTCTTCGCTGCGATGGCATGGGATGCAGAGCGCCATGAGGTTCGAGCGTTCGAGCCGAAGATCTGGTCGCTGACTGATCGGGTGAATGTGATGCACTTCGATCGCGGGCGAGACATAGCCCAGTTCTTCGCACAGTTCGCAGATCGGTTGATCGGCAAGAACATGAACTCGCATCTTTCTCCACTGTCGATCATATCCACGCGCTGATGCCGATCTCGGATCGCGATCTGATCTTGATGTCGTCGGTTGTCGCTCTCGTCGCTTCTTGTCGCAAGCATCACAAGCGCCAGCGTTCTTCGTGATCTGCCCGCAGTAGCATACTCTAGCCCTGCTCATATCGGTCTGCCTTGTGGCATGGGATCATTCACTGGAATATCTGTCTCAGTGTCTCGAACGATGAGCGAACCTTGAACGAGGTGACTTACAGATCCGCCGCTGGTCATCTGAACATCGTACTCATAAACATCTCGAAGCGAATCAGTCTGAGCAGACGACAGCGTTGCTCTTACCGTGTTCGCATCAATCACACTTCCGCTAACTTCAAGAGCGCCAGTAGATCCGACGATGCCGAATAGAATCGATCCAGCGGCAGACCATGAACCATCGCTGCTCCATTCAAGCACAGCGTCATCGCCTCGAACGATCAGCTTCGTCTCGTTCTGAATGCCATAACTGCCGCATAGGTAAGTACCCGTGAACTGATTACCGTTCGCTCCGTAAGTGACACCGGATCTGACATCGCTGATCTGCGCCGGTTGAAAGACGCCAGTGATCGGCGCTGTCTGATCACCGTACACCACACCACTTAGCACATCCGAGATCGCTGGCACTGTGACGTTTCCTGATGCTGCCAGAGTCCCAGTGTATTGAGTTCCATTCGAGCCATACTGAATGCCGCTTCTTACATCGCCTACCACTGGCAGAGTTACGTTGCCCGTAAACTGATTAGATGATCCGAAAGTAATTCCGTTCAGCACTTCATTCTCATTCGGCACATTCGCTGACGAGTCGACGTTCAACGATCCGGTTAACGAGTTATTAGAGTCACCGTATGTAACGCCAGTAGCCACACTACCCTCAGCAGGGTAGGTGGCTGATGCGAACTTCGCGAAAGAGTTTACGACTGCCATCTCTTCTCCTAAGTAATAGTAACTTGCATTGTGTCACCTGCCTGATTCGTATGCGTATGAGTCGCACCCACTTTGATCAGACCGGTTTGTAGTTCCGTGACTGCTGACGCTGCGATCGAGTCAGCGTCGATGGCATCAGTTTGTATCTCATGAACATCGGCAGCAATATGATTGCTCCCAGTCACTAAGCATTCACGATTGCTATTAGTACCGACGAGCAGACGCTCACCGAAAGAGCCAGAAGCATAAGATCCGCTGACGAGTTGATTGAAGACATCGACTGCTGTGATGTCGTTCAGTGCTGCGATGGCATTGCCGTTCGATGCGATGCCGTTTCCGTTGCTGGCGATCGATGTGCCGTTGCTCGTTATGCCAGCATTGTCCGGTGCGATAGTGTTTGCGGAGTCGGTTCCTCTCATGTCGCTATTCGTAGTGCAAGTCGCGACGAGACTGACATTAGCCACAGTGTCACTCGATGGATCGAAGTCGTTCAAAGCTGCGATGTCGCTGATGATCTGGGTTTGATTCGCGAGAGTCGCGCCTCCACCGCCGCCGCTAGGTGAGTTTGCCAGCGCGTTCGAGGTGTACTGATAGACAGCACCATCAATAACGAGCGCAGTGTCTAGCTTATCTGTCACCGCTTCTATCGCAGCGATGCCCGTGTTATCCGGTGCTACAGTGTTCGCACCATCGGTTCCTCTCATGTTGCCAACGGTCGTAACATTCGCGACAGCTTGACTAGCAGGATCAAAGTCATTCAGTGCGGCGATCGCGTTGCTGATGCTCGTCTGATTCGCAGCAGTCGCATCGCTCTTGAAGTCGCTGAGCGTCAGCGGATAGACCTGAGTGAATGCGTTGACCGCATTCGCAAGAGCAAGCACACCGGCTAAGTGATCGGCATTCGTCTCTGCCTGAGTGAGTTCAAGCTGCCAAAGTCCGTTGCCGACATGCGATGCCGTGTTCGACGAAGTTGCTTGCGCGGCACCATCTTTCGAAAGATAAACAGTCGGCGTTCCGGTTGTGACTGGCAGACCGTCAGCGATCGCGATCGCTCCGAAGGTTATGTATTGATTCGCTGTGTTCTTAATCATGAGTTGAACCCGAGAGTGTTATTCGTCTGAGCGAAGTAAGGTTTGAACGAAGCAGGACCACCAGCGACACCGCGAGCAGATGCAAGCCATGTGATGTCATCGCTCGAAAGCAAATAGTTTGACCATGCTCTTCCATCATCAGCTAGACCGTCGAGCTGATTAGTAACTGCTCCAGTTATTGTTCCACCGAGCGTCACTGTCTGGATTCCACCAAGACTCATTCGAGCGCGAGTTCCGACACTGCTGCCACTGGGAATAGCGACGAGGTTTCCGATCTGATCGTAGAGAGAATGCGCAACCGATGTTCCATCAACGAAGAACTCACAGCGATCATCTGCTATAGCCTGCGAACCGTCGAAGTTGATCGCGAGGTGATGCCACTGCCCGCTAGTGACATGCGATGAAGTTGTGCGCCATTCGAGCCTATCACTCGTTGTAACCGTCGGTGCGTATTGTCCGACAAAGAATCCAACGACTCCATTCCTCTGATACAAGTAGAACTGCCCCTTGTTGTTTCCATGATTCGACATGACGACTCGAACTGTAGTGTCGATGGTTGAAGTTTTCACCCACACACTTGCGCTCATCGTTACATTGTTCACGAAAGCAGTCGTGAAAGTATCCGTCCAGATCGCACTACTGCCGCCAGTTAGGTCGAACGCTGATACCCCACCACTGCCAGTGTCGGCAACCATTGTCGCGAGATTCGCTGGATACAAGTGTCTGCCGTTATTCGTAAGATCGATTCCACCTTGATATGCTTCGCCGTTCCACCATATGGTTTCGGAGTATGTTGCTGGCATGTTCGCTGATGTGACTTGTACTTCGACGAACACTTCATCGAGAGTGACTGTGTTGAACATCTGATCGCTCAAATAGAATTCCCATGTGCCATCAGTGCTAAACGGAAAACTGCCGCTGTTTATTTGAAGGGTGTCAGTTCTTGTACCAGAACCGAACGGCAGACTCCCACTATTGAAGATGTAATGGTAGTTCCCATCAGGATCGATCACATAGCATTCGCATCCCTGCCAACTGACTTGACTGTCCCAAGTGATAGTTAGCTCGATGCCGGTGATGTCGTTCGATGATAGCAGCAGATCAGTTCCACCGACTTCAACATCTGATTGGACACTCTGGCCAGATTGATTCGCGAGATTCTCGTAGTTCAATAACTGAGTCACTTCGCTCGCTCCTTAAGTTGTTCGACATCGCACCCGGCTTGACTAGCGAGCGTCTTCCAGATCATCGTTCGGTCTTCGGTGCAGTCTTGCAACTGCGCTCGCGTCTCTTCTAATGTTGCGTCAACTTTCGCATGATGCGCCATGACCTGCCGCCAAAGCATCGTGATCACTGACGACAAAACAGTGACAGCGCCAACCAGCATTCCGATCTGAGTGAATTCCCCGCTCATTCGCTTCTCGCCTTCATGTTTTCGATCACTATCTGCTCATGTGCTTCTGCCTTCTCTTCGTATAGCGTACCGAATCCGTTGCCTTTCCAGTTCGGTCCGTATGAGTTCGCGAAGTCGATCGCGATTCGATTGCCTTCGAATCTAGCTCGCAGTGCTAAGACCGCATGTCGCCACCATGGTAGCGCGATCGCTACTGGGCGAGCATTCACATCATCGATCAGAACACTGACGAGAGCATCGACATCTCGACTCGGTAGCTCGCTAAACGATGCGAGCGAGTTCATGTCTCGCGATCTCTCCACTTGCTTGTCGCTGGCAAGCGATCGCTTCATCGTTCGCTCTGGCCAGAATGTTGCCTCAGCGATGCCATCTTTCGCGCCGACTGCTGCTTCGAGAACATAGCCACCAACATTCCGAAAGTTCTTGATCGGTGCTGCGAGCGATGTTGCAGAAAGAGTCGGTAGCGGATCGTTGATCCCAGCGAATGCGAGTCGGTTCATGCAACCCGCAGCAATGCAGAATGCCCAGCAGTATTTGAGCGATGACTGATTCAGCAGCGGCACTTCGTTCATCTTGTGAAAGTCGAAAGGCGAACTCTTTCGCTCATCTTGTAGCGCCATTAGGTCGCGCCATCGATCTCGACCGTGAACTGTAGCCTCGCACACCGGCAGAGTTGAACCGATAGGCTCAGCCGCGAAGTCTCTGTCGATATAGCCGTGGTCAGTCATCAGCACTCAGCGAGTCGACAGCATCGATCAGGTTGTCGGTTATTGGAATGATCGTTATCTCGCCTTGCTGTGCCACAACTACGCAAGGCGATCGGCTCTTTCCTTGATCGGCAAGTAGTTTCACCCAACTCTCGGCGTTCGTCAACTGAGACGATGAAGACACTCGCCTCAGTTCCAGACCTTGATCCTTCGCCCACTGATCGAGAAGAGTGCTTGATGCCATGCCTTCGGCATCTATTACAACTGCCGCATCAGGCACATCGAGCCGCTTCTGCTCGTCTTCTTCTGGCTGATTCCAGCAGTAATATCCGACCGCGAAAGCGAGCAGAATGACGATCAGCGGGTTGAAGGCGAAGCGGCGTGATCTCGGATCTTTCTTAGTGATGTCAATCATTCGAAGATCCTTTCTCGATTCGATCGAGTCGTTCAAGAATGCCGTCGAGTGCTGTGCTTAGCTTCTCAGCATCGATCTGATCGCTGACAATGTTGCTTCCCCGCAGCTTCGACTTGACTGAATCGACGAGACTTTCAGCGATCGGTTGAAGACCACCGACGAGAAGAATTGCCGCATAGCCAACCCACTGAACGGCGGCAATCGCTGCGCTTACAGCAAGAGCGCCGATCGAGCCTTCGATGCCTTCGCTCTGATCAGGATACAACCACTGATCGAAGACACCCATCGAATAGAACTTCACCGCTGCCGCTATTACAAAACAACCGACTAGAAACTGAGCGCCTGCGTTCGTCTTCATCGCGATTCGTCCTTCGAGTTGTAAGCGTTAATATCTTGCGCGGACCATGCTTGATCGTCGAGCCACTTCTCGATCAACTTGAAAGCAAAGCGGATAGCGATCCCCATTAAGATCGAACTCAGCAGTGACTCACTGGGAAACTCATCAACAATGCGATCAGTGATTCGCCGCTTGATAATCCTGAACTGGGCCGCCTGCTGTCTCTTGTTTCTTGCTCTGCCGCTTTCGAACTCGCTAACCCATTCGCTGGCAGCAATCGATCGCACTCGTTTCCGTTGTCTATTCGTGAGCATCGCAACCACCGCCAGTCCCTCGAATCGGATAGACCAGAAAGTCATGACGCTGCTCAACTCGATGAAGAAAAGCAGTGCGACCATTCGCAAACTTCGTCTCGATCATCTTCACATCGCCAGCTTTCCAGTTGAGCGAATGAGCGAATGCTCTCGCTGCGTTCACGTTCGTGATCTCAGTGCCCATCGAAGACCAAGCGTTCGATCCTTCGAGTCTGGCTAAGATCTCTTGCTTTCCCATGAGCTTATCGTCTCGCCCATATGCGAACTCGGTAACTGCCGCGAGTACTGTGCGCCACTGCATCACCAACGATCCTTCGTGTGTTGTCGTCATGAGCGCCGCTTCTGCCCGATGGTCGGCATGTGCCGATCTGCGATCTGCTGGCGTTCGTTCGAGATGTCCAGCCGACACCTTCGAATGATCCGACAGTCACGAAGTCCGGCGGTGAAAGTCTTCGTCGAGGCGGGTGTCCACGATGATTGAATCGCGCCATGTATTCCGCCCGCTGCTGTGCGACGAGCTGACCTTGCGAGATCGACTGTTCGTTATGCGCCGCTCGATTGACGATGATCACCGGTCTGATGATCACCGGTCCGAACATCAGAAGGCATGAGACTAAAACTACTAACACGCTTCACCTCTCAACGAGAAGTGCGAAAGAGATCAGCGAGCGCGGAGACATGCACTCGCTGACCTCTATCGCTTCGATCATCGCCATCGGCGAAAGAGTTTGAATCTGCGACCGTTGCTAGTTCGTTCTGAACTACGAACTACCCTTCGGCATGTGCCGTTTTCACATACGCTAGATGCAACCGGTTCAACGACTTCAACCGGTTTGCTCTCACGCACAACCTCGACACTTCGGCGAAACTTAAGCGATGGTCCTGAGCGCTCAACAATTCGAGAAGACTTCTTGGCAGTCTCGCCAGCGAAGACGACTTGACTGCCGATGAAGACAACCGCGAAGAGCGCTAACATCTGCAACTTGTAGAACATTGGTCTTCCTGTGATTCGTTCGTGATTACTTGCCTGAGTCTTTCTTAGCAGGTTCTTCCGCCCTTGTCCAGCACTGAAGCAGTAATGAGTTCGACTTTGCACCTTCTTCGCATTCGATGCCCTTCTTTCGTTTTGAGCGACACCTTGATTCGATCCCAGCCGTGAATCTCGATCGTGTTACCGCATCGAATCCATTCAGTAGCAGCATCGCCGCACTCTTCTACGATCTTTCTGCGATGACTACCGATTCCACTTCTTGCGCAACACTGAACAGCGACACACTTCCCATTCCCTATAGCGATGAAGTCGATGAACCCGAAGAGATCCTTTCGCCGCATGGTGTGGCTATTGAAGAACTCAGTGATGCCAGTCATGAACCCATCGGATCGCATCTGCTCCATCGACCATGCTCGCGGCTGAACTTTGCCCATGTGTGATCCCAAAAAAAAAACCGCCAGCGCCGAAAGGCACTGACGGTTCTAGTCTAGCAAGTTGTCATCACTCCGTTTCTCTCGCTCGCCTTCGTAACTCGTTCACGAATCGCTCATGTTCTTCCTTCGTCTTGTCGCCTCGCTGAACATGCGCCCAACTTTGCCGGACTTGACTGTAAAGCGAAGCGATCGAATGCTTATGCTTCGGCATCGACTGCCTTCGATCGATCGAAGATTGAACGAGTTCATCTGTCTCGCTGAATCGCTGCCGGTCTTCGCTGATCTTTCGACAGTGCGAAGCGATGACCATCGGCAGCTCATCAGCTTTCGAATACTTGGATCGAACTTCGAGTCGCCCAGAGCAGATCTGATCGACGACATCAGCGACATCCTTCGGCGGGAAGTTGCTGAGAATGCGGCACCATGCTTCAAGCGTTGCAACACTGTCGTCTTGCCGTTCGATGTAGTCACGATAGGAAGGATACAAGGCGAAAACTCGCTTTAGCTGTTTCTTCGCATCACTCATCGCTCACCTCCTTATCGCTTTCGAACCATGCGTCGACCGTGATTCGCTTCACTTCTTTCCCATCATCAACCAGCACATCATCGTACCGACCTTGATTGAGCCAAGTCGTCGGATGTATCGCTGTTCGATCTTTCGGCGATGCTTCGCTTGATGCTGCGAATCGCTTCATCGCTGTGATGATGCTGCTTTCTGCGGCTGATGCTGTTACTCGTTGCTCCTTTCTGACATGAATGACAGCTCGATCGAATGCTTTCTCTGCCGCTCGCTTACCGACTTTCAAGTGTACGCATTCCCAGAACTCATCGAACATCGCTCGTTTAGCGATGCTGGACTTCATTGCTTCTGCATCTGCATCTGCTTCTGCTTCTGCATCTGTATGGGCGACATTCGCGACAGTTGCGACACATGCGACAGAAGGCGACTCGATGCGATCATCAGGCGACTTCTCTGATCTCTTTCGTCGCTGACGTTCACGATCTCTCGTTAGCTTCTCTGCTCTCGAACTCAGTCCGCGATAGTACGAGTGATTGACGATCCGCCATCCCCATACCCGATCGCTTGACACTCGAACGATCCTTCGCCCTTCTTCTGATGGTGTCCGACTTGCATCATCTGGCGATTCAAGCACCTCGATTCCTTTCTCGATCACATCGAGTGGGATACCGGTGCGACGATGAAGCGCCGATGGTGTGACATCGACCACCCCATTCGCATCACTGAGGATGATCATCTGCTGAAAAACGATGAGCGCCTCCCAAGATTCTGAAAGCGTCCCATCGAACATGCTTTCGAAAAGTTTGCCATACATAGTTTGTCTCCTTTCGTTTTGGTTATTCGTCTTCTGTCTTCATGTCTTCATCAGATGCGATGCTCTCAGTGAGCGAACTGATCGGCAATCGCTTCGGCTGAACATCGACAGAAGTCGACTCGTTCACCATCTGATCACCATCGTTCATCATGGCATCGTTCATGTGAGGAGTGAGTGGCAACCACTTACTAGCTCGTCTGAATGCTGTCTTCTTGGCCATCTCGTCAAAGTCAGTGACCCACGGACCGGACTTGCCAGCGCGAGATCGATCTCTAATCCTGATGATCTCGTCGCTCGTCATCACTTCATGATGTCGCGCACCGTTTAGCATCTCGATCCGACAGAACGCACCTCGAAACTTGCCTCGATCATCTGGGCGATTGTCGTCTCGCCATTCCCACGGAGTGTGAGCGCTCGTCTCATAGTCGAAGGCATCACCGGTATAGATGACATCGGTCTTGATGTCTCGGACGACTCCGCTCTGATGAGCGAGCAAGACCAAACCCTTGTAGTCGATGATCAGCGTACACTTGTCACCGTATGGGATCAGATGAGCATGTCGCCCATTCGGTTCGAGACCTAGCTCGCTGCAAGTCATCAGACAATCGACGAACGAAGACGAGCTACAGTTCTTTAGCTTCGGTGTCTTGTTCAGTGCCGTGAGTGCAACTCTGATCTGGCGATCTGCTGTCATGTGTTTCGGCAGCGCCGCTTCGATCTGCTGACGAGCGCCATCGGTTGTGATTAGTTCTCGAATACTCATGCTTTCACCTTCTTCACTCTTAGAGTTCTGAATGCGCTCTCAGGAACTTCCCGAGTGTGCGCCTTTCGCTTCGTCTCCTTGTAGGTGACGAGCGTTCCATCTGACAGCGAACCAGCATCTGCTTCGCCTAGCTCGCTGACGATGACCGTCTGCAACATCTTCACCTTCTCATCGAGTCGCTTGCGCTCGCTCTTAGCGTGTTCAAGTTCATCGATAACTCGCGAGACTCGATCATCAAGTTCGATCTCGATCTCTTGTCTCGGAAGCATCGACAGAACCTTCGACGACAAACCGACCATCGATGGCGGAACATTGTCAATCATGTGACGCTGCCACCAGTCATCGACTCGTTCTTCGATCATGCTGTGAAGATCCCGATCGGCGATGATCTTATACTTGACGACTCCGCGCTGTGGCATGAGTGCGTACAAGTAGGCGAGTTCGTACTCGCTGACGAGTAGCTGAGCTTGCACTTGAACGTAATAGTGCTGCGGCACTTGATCAGCGTACTGAACAAGCCCATCATCACCCCATCCGTTGGCTCTGCCCGATAGCATTCCTGCGGTCTTACATTCGATCGGACAACTGATGCCATCACCATCGACCGATTCACCGTCGAGCGTTGCTCGAAGCGGAATCGAATCATGCTCGTACTCAACATCGCGATCAACATGCCCGAAGTCTCGTTCAGCGATGTCGAGAATTGAACCTTCGAGATCTTGTCCGAGCTGAGTCGCCTCGTTGCCACCGAATGGCGGGATCATTCCCTTCTTCGTCGCCCAGAGTTCGTACTGATTGCCGTAAGGGTTGGCGTTCATGATCGTCGCAACTTCGCTCGCGCCGATGAAGTGCTTTCGGCGTTCATGCCATTCGTCTGATCTGTTCATCATTGTCTCCTGATGTTTTAGTAAACGTATCGAAGCAGCAGGAACTCACCCACTGCCAGTCCTCATGAGTTGAAACATAACCCCATGCTTCGGTAGTGCCGATGCCACAATCTTCGAAGACGACTTCACATCGTTCTTCGCAGCAGTCACATCGATGATCGCCGCATGGCTTGTCGTCATCATTCACTTTCGGTTTCATCATCCACCTCTTCGCTAATGCTTTCATAGAAGTCGAGCAGTCGACAAAACGGATCAAGTGCTTCGACGAGACTTTCACCCATCGATTGTGAGATCTCCGAATCCTCGTCGTCTTCTTCTCTGATCATCATCGCTTCGATCTCTTGTTCGATGACGTTGCGAAGGATAATCATTCGCGTACCGAAAGCCGGGTCGAAGTGCTGAAGCAGTTCGCGGGCTTTCATAGTTACAAGAATTTCCTCAGCGTTACTTTCTGTTAGCTTCTTTCTCATATGAGTCTCCGTTCGTATAGGTTGAGAATGCCAGCAGTTGCCGATAGCTCAAACTGCATTCGTTCAAGAAACATCAGAGCGCCGATCGATACATCATCGACGTTAATGGCGACTTGAATGCCAGTCGAGTTCGCTTGTGTTGCGATTCGAAAGGCATGATCGATAAGCGAAGTGCCTATGTATCGCCAGCGAGTCGAAGGATGAACCGCAAGGCGACTTATCGTGAACTGACTTAGCCCGACATTCGCTTCGTCGTCATGCCTTGAAGCGTGGAAAGCTCCGAACATATAACCAAGAACCTCATGCTCGTCGCTGTCGAGACAAGTGATCGCTCGTCGATCAGCATTCGCAAGAGCCTTCGACATCTTCTCGAATACTACCGCTCGACTTAAACAGTTATCGAAAGATAGCTGGTCGATCTCGACGATGCCATCGACATCGGTTTCGATCGATTCTCTTTCGGTGACTTGCTCTCTTAATTTGATTAGTTCATCGTTCATCGTGCATCGCCTTTCTGTTTAGCGTAAGCATCGCAGAACTTCACAGCTTGATCTCGATCGAGAACTCGCTGCTGAGATGTGATGTATTGCCACTCCACGCTACTTCTCTGGGCGAAGCGGTCGACAGTCTTGACGCATACGCTCAGGGCATTCGCGATGTCTTTCGGTGTCACCACTTTCTTATCTGGTAGACTCATCATGCTTCTTCCTTTCTTTCCTCTGGCTGATGTTGTGCCATGCTACGACTCGCCAGATGTCACCGTAGTCATGCGCGATCGACAACTCGATCGATTCTCCAACTTGAACGCGATCTTCGCGATCGCAATATCTGAACCACAAAACGAAAGCAAGATGTTCGTTCAATGCTTTCACTGCCACCATGTCATGCGCCGCATGGTGTATCTGACTCACTTCGATCACCTTCTTCTTCATTGTCGTCTCCTATAAATGAACAGAAGCGCATCGCTTGAACGATGCGCTTC